GGACAGCTTCGTAAAGTACCCAAGGCCAACTTTTTCACCGATTCAGGTGAATACATCATGATTGCTTGTGATCAAGCCATATTCCTTCCTATGATGCATCTGTCTCATCTAGAAGGAAAAAAAATGAACTTCTTGCCGATCGTTGGATACCACTATAATATCGACGTAGAAAATGAAAATCTCTTTACTTCCGATAGGGCCTTCAATCAAAAGATGTCCGCAGAAATGATTAGGGCAAGAGGATATCTAGATTGAAGATATTGTTAGACAACGTTGACATTAATTCATCGTCGGGCCCGAATTCTTTTGGGCGACGTTTAATGTTACAAATGCAAAAAGAAGGTCACGACGTCGGATCATCTATAGACTATCCTGACGTTCAACTTTCTTTCATAATGACGTCACAAAAGAAAACTAAGTTAGCCTTACGATTAGATGGTATATATTTTAATTCGCGCCAAGATTGGCAACGACTGAACGAACCCATTAAGAGATCGATCGACATCGCAGATCTGGTAATATATCAGTCAAATTTTAACAAAAATCTCACAGAGAAATATTTTGGAATTGCAAAAAATTCGATCGTCATCAACAACGGTACATGTTTTGATACGATAAATTCGATTCCTGCTTTAGATCATCTTGCGTTTGACAAATACTCTGAGGTGTGGTCTTGTGCTTCTTCTTGGCGTCCTCACAAAAGACTAAATGAAAACATAGGTTATTTTTTAGAAATGGCGCCAGAAACAGCCTGTCTCGTTGTCGCAGGAGAGAATCCCGACTGTGTGATACAACATTCACGAATATTTTACGCAGGTAAACTTTCTTGGGAACGATGTATTTCTCTCTACAAGAGATCAAGTACTTTTCTACATCTTGCTTTTCTTGATCATTGTCCCAATGTCGTTGTCGATGCGAGGGCATCGGGGTGTAAATTAATTGTAGCGTCTTCTGGCGGGACTAAGGAAATAGCAGGATTACATGCGACCATACTTGAAGATTTAGCGTGGGACATGTTACCTTTAGATCTTTACGCGCCACCGCATTTAGATTATTCTAAAACTAATAAAAATGAAATAGTTTCTGAAATCGACATTGTGCGCGTGAGTCGTCGATATATTGAAATCCTGGAGTCTTTATGAAAAATATACATGAATCTATCAGCAAGCTATTGACGACAAAATTAGAAAAATATAAAAATGAAAAATTAAATTGGGGTACTTGTATTGCGATTTATCAGGACATATTTGAAACATTTGTAGGCGTATTTCAAGAATCTAGTATTGACATCAGCAACGAAGCTATGAATATGATATGTCAAATGTACTACGATGCCGTTTCAATCAACGGTAATCAAGAATTAGATCCTAACGTGTTCTCTCTAAGGGCTTCTGTAAAAAATGTAGAAACGAAAGATTTGGCTTTATTAGCTAGTCTTTTTTCTAATACGCCTTTCGCTGCTCCGTTTATTCTTGAAATCAAGAAAAGGTCGTGACATGAGCAAGAAGGCTTTCATAACAGGAGTCACCGGTCAAGATGGTAGCTACCTAGTAGATCTCTTAATTTCGAAAGGATATGAGGTCCATGGTCTTATTAGACAATCAACGCAATTTACGCCCGATCGTTGGGGGCATCTAAAGAGCGCAATGCTGTCTAGAAAGCTAGAAGTCCATCATGGTGACCTGATGGATGCGTCTGGTATGAGAGCGATGTTAGAAAACATTCAACCGGACGAAGTCTACAATTTAGCTGCGCAGAGTCACGTAGGCATATCGTTCGAACAGCCTGTTAATACCTCAGAAGTAACGGCTCTTGGAGCCTTAAATCTTCTCGACGCTATTAAGCGCTCGAAGCTAAATTGTAGATTTTATCAAGCATCGTCCAGCGAGATGTTCGGAAAAGTAAGATCAACGCCACAAAACGAAGAGACCCCCTTCTATCCTCGTAGCCCATACGGTTGCGCAAAGGTATACGCTCACTATATCACACAAAACTATAGAGAGTCTTATGATATGTTCGCATGTTCTGGTATATTGTTCAATCATGAGTCTGAGCGTCGAGGTGAAAACTTTGTCACCCGCAAGATAACTCGTGCGGTAGGTAGAATCAAAGCAGAGTTACAAGATGAGTTACGCCTGGGCAACACGTCCGCGCTTAGAGATTGGGGATATGCTCCCGAATATGTCGAAGCTATGTGGCTCATGTTGCAACAAGACAAACCGGACGACTATGTGATTGGAACCGGTACTCAACACTCTGTTCAGGAATTTATCGATAAGGCTTTTGAGATCGCAGGATTAGACAAGGATAAGTACGTCAAGATCGATCAAAGGTTTATGAGACCATCAGAGGTCGACACGCTTATTGGAGATGCTACTAAGGCAAAGAACGTTTTAGGGTGGACTACCAAGGTAGACTTTAAGCTATTGGTCAAAAAGATGGTCGAGCATGATATATCGCTTGCAGAAAAAGAGAAAGTTCTACTCGAGTCATGAATAAAATTTTTGTGTCGAGACCATCAGAAGATTGGATCGTCGATCGATTAGTGACGGAATGGTACGAGGGAAATTCAGATATCTCTATTCTTGATCCAGCTCAATCCGACGTGATATGGCTGTTGGCTAATTGGTGCTACAGAAACGTAGATCCACGATTACTATCTACGAAGAAGGTGGTCACTACAATCCATCACATAGTCGTAGAAAAATTCGATCAAAATAAACTATTAGAATTCCAACACAGGGATTCGTTTACTGACGTCTACCACGTGCCCAACTGTCACACGGAAAGTATCGCAAAACAATTGACGAAAAAACCAATACATGTAATACCATATTGGGCAAACCAAAATATTTGGAGACAAACTGGAACGAAACTCGGTTTTAGAAAAAAGCACAGTCTACCACTCGACAATTATCTTATTGGATCGTTTCAACGCGACACCGAAGGTCATGATCTAAAAACTCCAAAGTTAGAAAAAGGACCCGATCTATTCGCCGACGCCGTCGAAAAATTTTGGCGAAGCAACAAGTCTTTACACGTAGTTTTAGCAGGGTGGAGAAGACAATACGTAGTTTCCAGATTAAAAAAATCAGGTATACCGTATTCGTATTTTGATAGACCCTCTCAAGAAACCATAAACGAACTATATCAAACTTTAGATTTATATCCGGTAACTTCACGAGCGGAAGGTGGACCACAGTCTCTTATTGAATGTGGCTTATTAAACATTCCGGTGGTTTCGCGAAATATTGGTATGGCAAGTTTGGTTCTAAACAAAGCTTCGATAGCAGATGATGTTACTATGGCAACGCCATTTGTCCCTAACGTTGAAGAACTAAAGTTGAATAAAGGCTTCGAAAAATACAGAAAGTTGATGAATTCGCTATGAGAAAAGTACACATAAAAGACAAGTTAGAAGAATTAGATTTTCCGTTAGAGTATCTTTCTCTTGGCGACTTCGATGCTATAGGCGAATTTACAGCTAAAAAGAATAGAAACCAAAATAGCGAACTCTATAAAAAAGTGGGCTGTTTTTATAGACCTAATTATGAAAGAGGTTTACTCATCTATTCTTTGGTTAGAAAATTTAAAGTCGAGTCGTATCTAGAAATTGGTTTTGGTAGGGGTTATTCGGCATTTTGTGCTGCAAAAGCCATGGAAGACGACGGAATTAATGGCAAGATTACGACGATCGATCCTAACTTTGATAAAAATCATTTACAAGCGTTGTCGAGAATATTCCCAACCAGCTGGTTTGAAAAAATAAATTTCGTACAAAATACTTCTGTCGCCGCGCTCCCAACATTAAATAAATTTGATATGATTTATATCGATGGTGATCACACTTATGAAGCAGTAAAGAGTGATTGGGAATTGTGTAAAGACAAATGGAATAAAGTAGTTCTTTTTGATGATTATCACTTGCCGTCTAAGGCAAAAGATGAGAACATACAATGTGCTAAGGTTATAGACCAAATAGACGGATATACAAAAGAATTGGTCATTATGGATCGTAGAATATTTTTAGATGATCGTGGTTTTAAAGATGAAGAAATTGATTACGGACAAGTTATCTTAACCAAATAATTTTATGGAAAATTTTTTTTATCGCAAAAACTGGTTCGACGACTTGTGCGAATATTATAACGTTACGCCCGATGTTGCCTTAGAACTCGGTACGAGAAAGCCGAATCGAAAACCCAACCTTCCATCTTCGTTAACTACGCACGCAGTTAATAACTTGACATTTGAAGAAATTTGGGCTTCGAAACCCAGGGACAACGAAGAGCAAATATTTGAATTCTATAAAGACCAAGGCGCATGGTCGTCTTTTAGACAAGTCGTACGTCATAAAGACATGACTTCTACTCACGTAGACTTTTTAACAAAAACGATAAAGAAAAATTCTACGTTTTGTGAATACGGCTGCGGCGTTGCACCCTTTACGTATACTCTTTTAGAGAATATAGACATTAGTGAAAAATTGAACATTTATATTTCAGACGTAGAAAGTGAACACTTCACTTTTGGTATATGGCGATTGAATAAACTTATTCAAACTAGAAACTTAAACAATGTAACTTTTAAGCCAGTAGTCGTTCTACCAAATTCTCTACCACGATATCCGGAAAAATTAGATACGGTTTTTATATTTGAGGTTTTAGAACACGTTCCAAGCCCAATATCGACCTCTAATAATTTATTTTCGCAAATGAACTCGGGCGGATTTTTTTGTGAAAATTTCATTAAGCATGTACATGATCCAAACGAACCGCCCGGTCCAGATTTGGATTCAGCAGCTGGACAAAGACATGATTATTACAAAAATCTAATAAATAATTTTGAATTATTAACGGGAGGGAATCCGTATGATCAACCAAACGAAACCAGAATCTGGAAGAAAAAATGAAAATCTATTTTAATAGAAGACCCGTGGGAGGTCCGTGGGGCGGAGGATCAAAAATTCTTTCTGCGGTCATCGATGTATGTTTGGAAAAAGGTCATCAAGTTTTTTTTGAAGAGGAAATTTTTTCTCAAGAAGATATTGACGTCATCGTTTGCATGGACCCTAGGTCAACTCAAACTGTAACATTTAATCATCTACTAGATTATAAAAACAAGCACCGATCTAAAATAGTACAACGAATTGGAGACCTAGGTACACACGGAAAACCAGAACTTTTAGAACTTCTAAAAGCGACTACGCCTCATGCTGATTTATTGATTTTTCCAAGTAATTGGGCAAAAAAATATTTAAATCCACCATCTGAAAAAAAGTGTTCTATAATTCTAAATGCAACATCTATAGATTTTTTTTCTCAAGATTTTTCTAGATATTACGATTATAACAAAAACGTTATAAGCGTAGTAACACATCACTGGTCTAATAACCACAACAAAGGATTCGAAATCTACCAAGCTTTTGACGAGTATTGTTCTACTTCAAATAAGTTTAAATTTACATACATAGGTAGAACTCCTCCTGGCGTCAGATTTTCTAATCATTTACCTCCCATGGATACTATAGGTCTATTAGAAGAGCTTCCTAAACATCATGTTTATTTAACTGCTTCCAAAAATGAAGCCGGCGCCAACCACGTTTTGGAAGCGATGGCCCTAAACCTACCAGTACTTTATCATAGTGAGGGTGGTAGTATAGTAGAATATTGTAAAAACTATGGTTTTGTGTACGAAAATACTGAAGAACTAATCTATATTTTAGAAAATTCTATAGATTTAATACGAGACGCTTTTGTTTCCTTAAATCAAAGAAAAACTAAATTTTCTAAAGAAATGGCCGAAGAATATGTAGCCTTATTCGAAAGCTTAATATGAAACTCAATATTAGCATAGACGATGTTTCGCCTCATCCTCTGTCTTCGATTAAAGTTCTTGATAGGTGTTTCGATTTAATTAAAGAATTTTCCGAAATCAAATTTTCTTTATTCGTACCAGCTTCGTATTGGAGAACTATTAAGTCTGGTACTACAACCAACGAAGCCCTAACACTTGACCTATATCCTGAATTTTGTAGTCATATAAAAAACTTACCACGAAAAAATTTCGAAATTTGTTATCACGGATTATTCCACGGAATACCGAATCTCTCTGATAATGATGAATTTAAAAATCTAGACTACGAACAAGCAATCGAAAAATTTACAAAAATGTTTCAAATTATTTCGAATGCAAATTTAACAGAAATCTTTCAACCTGTTTTTAGACCTCCCGCGTGGAGAATGTCAGCATCAGCTATTCGCGCAGCTAAAGATCTAGGGATAAAAATTTTAGCATTGTCTTCTAAAGATTATGCTAAAAATACTTACGCCGGCGCCGAAAAAGATTTCAATAAAGTAGTTTATTATAACTGCAATCCACCCTTCGATAAGTTAGAATTTTTTTCTCCTTATACCGAAGTCGTATATCACGCATGCGAATGGGATTCGAACTATTTTAGTGAAGAAAAAACCGAAGAACTAAAGGTTTTTATAAATTCTCAAAACAATATAGAATTTTGTTTTATGGATAAGCTTCTGTAGTCGAAGACAAGTCGATTTCAAATTAACGTTAATTCTGGAATGACTTATCGAACAAACTAAAAAAATTTGTACTTCATTAATTTGTTAAGATATTATGAAAAATGATAAAATTACAAAATTTGTCTCTTGTAGAAAATGACATATTTTTCGATCATGACGTTATTGGTTTATTGAAACTAATTAGAGACTGTAAAAGACCCAACGGGTTTGAAGTTGTAAAATTTCAAGATTTTTATTGTCTTTTCGATAAAAAGAATAATTCGATTACCAATTTTTATCAATCGGCAGCGACGCCAGAATTTTATAGAAAATTTTTAAATATGGCGAATCATGCAAAAGCCGTCGGCGTAAAGTGCAAATTTGAATTTTTTATTACTGAAGAATTTACTGATTTAGAGAAGACGAATTTATTTAACACAAAAGAAAAAAGCGCAATCGTAAATCTAGAAAAATATGATATAAAAAATATAAAGAAAGGTCATAGGCAAAATATACAGAAAGCGCAAAAGAATAAAGTAAACATAGAAATCTTTCACAATTCGACTGTAGATGAATCACTGATAAAAGAATTCTATGATTCAGTTTTATTTTCTAGAAATTCTTTCGGTAAAGCTTTTCAACATACATATAAAACTTTTTTATTTAGAAAACTATTAATACAAAATGGAAAAGCAGCTCTTGTCGTATCTGAACACGAAAATAAAAAATCTTTTGTATTTTCACTGACTGGGAAAAATAACAGTTTTTATTATGATTCTGGCTATACTTCTGGAATTAATCCTTTTATAGCTCACTATGCGCAGCATAGCTTGATGTTGTATCTAAAGTCTTTGGGTGGAAAGTATTATAACTTAGGTAAAATCAACAACGTCGAAGCCCGTAATAACTCAAATATAAAAAATGACAAAGTAGATTATTACAAATCTGGATTTTGCGACGCCTTAACCGATATCTTTATACCACAATGAAATTTGCAATTTCAGAAATGACAGCTCTAAAATACTTTCTACCTCTCGTCGTAGAAGGTAACAAAAGAGGTATACATTCAACGCTAATTCTATTTAGAAGCAACAAGTATAACTGTCCATTTTTAAAAGAACATCTGGAGCAACTTACATTATTTTCTAAAATTTATAATTTTACCTTGCGCGAATCGGGACAAGACGACAAAATTAAAGACGTCGTTTTTTTTATAGAAGGCGTTCTAAGAGACAAACCAATTTGTAAAAGCAAATCTATATCACTGTGCTATTCAACCGATTTCAGGATGGGATATGAGAAATATATTAACGAAGTAGATTATGTAGTTTTTTCTAGTAAACATCTTTCAAATTACTACAATAAGCATAACGAAAAAAATTTATACCTAGGGTCTCCAAAGTTTGACTGCCATCTAAACAACGACGATATAATAAATAAATATTATTTAGACTAGTCTAAAAAAAAAGCGACGATATTCTATCCGAGAACTAGAGATATTCACGCTTGTCCTTTAGAGAAAATTTCTACGTACTTAAAAGATGCAGGCTTCGAAATAATAATAAAATCCAGAATGAAAGATGTGATTCAAGAAAATCATCTTTCCCTCGCCAGCAAATGTTTATACGACGTTTCATGGTTCCCACATACTTCTTTAGAGTTGATAAAAGTAAGCGATCTAATCATTAATTTTAGTTCGACTGTAATAGAAGAAACGACAGTCTTAGAAAAACCAGTAATCAATTTTCACACTAAACCCTTCGCAAAATCCCTCGCATTTTTATTCGATTATTCTTTCGTAAAAAATCTAACCGTCGACTTTAGCAAATTTGAATTTCAAAATTCTATTGATGACTTATGCGTCGACAAAAATCTAGAAGATCAATTTGCCTCAGCAAAAAGATTATTGCTTGATACAAAAAATTCATCAAAAGATATTATCGATTTTGTCGTAAATATATGAAAATAACTGCAATAATCCCAGCTCGTGCTGGATCTAAAAGACTAAAAAATAAAAACATCTATCCAATTTGGGATAAACCAATGATTCATTGGGCAATACGCGCATGTAAAGAATCTATTTACAAAATAGACGTATGGGTCACAACTGATTCAGAGGAAATTGCAACTGTTGCTAGGGGTTGTGGAGCTAACGTAGTTTTTCGTGATAAATCAACAGCTAGCGATACTGCTTATAAACAGGCAGCAATAAGAGATGCTGCTAGAAAAATTGATGGTGTTAAAGGCGTTAGCGATGTTTACATTTCTTTACAACCAAATTCACCAGAAGTAAAAAGCATCGACTTAGATAAGGCAATTGATTGTTTATTAAAAAATAACAAAGACGAAATAATAAGTTCAGATTCGAACCTTATGCAGAATGGTGCCTTTAGAATTTTTAAAGCAAAATATGTTTATCAACAAGATCTATCTACAAACTGTGGGTTTGTTGTATGTGATCTTTTTGATGTACACACCAAAGAAGATGTTGAACTTTTAGAGTCTCGTACGAAGGATAAAAATGAAAAAGCTTAGGTTTATAGATTGTGGAGCTAATATTGGACAATCAATTGAATGGGCATTAAAAGTTTTCAAAGATTATGAAGTTATCGTAAATTCATTCGAACCTTTACCTCTAAATTTCAATATCATAAAAGAAAAATTTTTGCAAGACGATAAAGTCATCGTTCAACAATTTGCGGTATCAACAAATTATGGAAGCTCAACTTTTTATTGTCAAAATACAGGTGCTAGAACGGGATCTACACTTGTGAAAGGTAAACTTTATCTAAACGAAAATGAATCTATTCAAGTAGAGACAATAGACCTTGCTGACTGGATAAAGAAAAACGTCTCTAAGGATGAATTGACGATTCTAAAAATTGATGTTAAAGGTGCAGAATACGAATTGCTTCCACACCTTTTGGAAAATAATATTCAAGATTTGATAGATTATTGGCTTATAGAATATCACTCAAGAAAAATACCAATATCTTCAGATGTTGCACAGCAAGTTGAACTAAATGTTATGGATAGTGTCAAATATGTATTTGACTGGTCAAGACCAGACATAGTTGAAGGATTGTTAACAAAAACAATTGAAATGAAGGATTGGCTAGATACATGACATATATCATAAGCGAAATATGTGGACAGTGGGGCGGCTCTGTAAGAAAAGCAGAACAGATGATTCTTCAATCAAAGATGATGGGCGCCGACGCTGTCAAGGTGCAACTTTTTGACACATATAAAATGCCTGGACAAGATCGTCATCTTTGGGAATATCTGTCGATGAAGCGAGAAGACTTTCTTCGCCTCGCAGAGTTTAGCGAAAAACTAAACATAGACTTCTTTGCTTCAGCGTTCGACGAAGAAAGATTTCAGTGGATTCAAGAAGTCAAGTTGAAATACAATAAGATAGCTAGCTCTTTGATCGAGCTTAAGCCCGAACTTTGCAAAGCGATGTTAGACTCTGGTATGAAAACCTTTTTCTCTTTGGGAAAGTGGAACAAACCAGATCTACCTTTTCAACACGACAACGTTGAATATTTCCACTGCATACCAAAATACCCTCACACCCTTGAAGAAGCTCTTCAAACTCTTCCTAATACTTTTGATGGTAAGATATCAGGATATTCGGATCACGTCATAGGAATCGAAGCGACAAAGGAAGCTGCTCGCCGCGGTGTCAAGTACATCGAGAAACATTTCACGTTGAATAAAAACTCGCAGTCAAAGACTGAAGCAGCACACGCCTGTAGCATGGACATGGAAGACCTGCGAGCCCTAAGAATCTTTTGCGACTCACTATGATGGATTTTTCCATAATCGTCACCATAAAAAACAGAAAAGAACATTTTCTAAAAATTTTTTCTTCTCTAGTCACCCAACAACAACCATGGTCGTACGAGGTTAATTTCGTAGACTACGGTTCTCAGGATGGCTTCGAAGAATCTTTAAAAAAAGAAACGATAAGATATCAAGATCTTTTTTCTGATTCTCTTAAAGCCATTAACAGAATATTCATAGAAGAAGACATCAAGTTTAATGGTGGTAAGGCTAAAAACATAGGCTCGCATTTCTCTAAAGGAAACTTTATTTCTTTTTCAGACGCTGACGTATTTCTTGGTATGGATTATCATCGACACTGGCTTCAGATGTTGACTCGTAACGATACTCACTTTTTTTCTTCTAGAGTCCAAGAAACTACCGAACATTCTGCGTGTAGAATCACGCCTCAGACGAATTACGGTAACATGATTGTCTCTCGATCAAACTTTGTAATCGTCGGAGGATTTGACGAAAACTTCCCGGCGTGGGGTGGAGAAGATGACGACATTGTTCACAGGTTAAAGCTTTACGGCTTGAGAGAGATTAATCCTCATGATGTATATGAATCTCATCACACGAGCATTGTCCATGGCGACGAGCTCCGAACCAAGTTTAGAGAATCGACAGAAAAAAATTTGGAAATATCAAAACAAAAATTCAAAGCTATTTATAATAACTCAAGTTTCGTTAATCCCAATTTCTTGTCTTTCTACAACGACAACAAAAACTTAATTAAAGTCGAAAACGTATATGAGCGTACCTGATGTTTCAATAATCGTCACGAACTATAATTATAGTTCTTATCTTCAACGCTGTTTGAGAAGCGTCTTGAATCAAAAAAACGTCAATCACGAAGTTATCATTGTCGATGATTGTTCTACGGACGACTCGTTAGAGATGGCCAAGATATTCGAACCAGACGTAAAAGTAATTTCGACGTCTCAAAATTCAGGAGTTGCCGGCGCAGCTAATCAAGGAATAAAAAACGCCAGAGGTCAATTTATCATTCGAGTCGACGCCGACGATTACGTGTCTTCTGACATGTGCTATTTCATGAAGACCTACCTAGAATCTAATCACGACGCTTTTTGTGTGTCTTGTGACTACCATCTCGTCGACAATCATGAAAATATCATCGAAAGAAAATATGCTGAAAAAGAGCCCGTGTCTTGCGGGATCATGTACAGAAAAAATCTTTTCTTACAGTCAGGTGGTTATAACGACGCCATGAGACATCGCGAAGAAGAAGAGCTGCGAAAAAGACTAGGAGAATATTATCGAATACATCACCTAAAAATTCCATTCTATCGCTATAGAATGCATGATAGTAACAAGACGAAGACCTCCGAATATAAGGAGTGCAAGGTGTGAAATGAAAATTGAAATTTTAGGATACGGAGAAATTGGACAGGCGATTCATGAAAAATCTATTGCCATAATTGGACAAGCAAGGATTCGTCGGTGGTTCTTTAACGACAGTCTTTACTGAGCGTGGAGTAGACGTCTACGCATATGACAAAGCGGGTAAGTATGCAAAAGGCTCATTACCCCGTCACGGAGATCCTGTCGCTGGATACCCTGGGTCCATCGCAGAATTAATCGGAGATAATGAGGAAGGTGGAACACCGGGTTTTTCTAAAGTTTATTTTGTGTGCCTTCCTACACCCATGTACGAGGACGGTTCTGCTGACCTATCGATTGTCGAGGGAGCTTTAGCGGAATTAGCTGCAACACCAGGCGAAAGAATCACGGTCATTAAGTCTACCGTACCGCCAGGATCTGTCGAAGCGTGGAACAAAAAGTTTTCGGAAACAGGGCTTAGAATTATCTTCAATCCTGAGTTTTTGACCGAAGCAAATGCCCTCAACGATATGCGAAACCAAAATAGGATCATTCTTGGTGGCCCTCGACCATGGATTAACAAGGTCAAGCAAGTGTTTGAAGCTGCTTTCCTAAACGTACCTATAGTCAAGACGTCAAGCTCAACCGCTGAGATGGTAAAATACGTGACCAATGTCCATAGCTGCTTTTGTAAGGATGTTAGCGCTTTAATTAGCATCGCAAAAACCTTGGGAATCGACCCCAAGGTCATGAATGGTGCCTGGCACAAAAACATGGAAGTCCGTCCCCAAAGAGATTGGGAAAAATTAGTCAGACTCACAATATCTAAAAAGCGTGAAATTTGAACTAAAGCTCGATTAAAATTTATTATGTGATTCATAATGCAAGAATCACAATCTCCATTTGAAGTTCTACCGACAGGTAAACCTCATGTTTCTTTTTCTGAAGTTAAACTCTGGAAAGAGTGCTCGTATCGTCACCACCTAGTTCATATCAAAAAAATTGATCTTTCTAAGCCTTCTCCCGTTTTGGACTTCGGTACGGCGGTCCACGCAGCTTGTGAAAAATACTTGCTCACGCGAGTAATGGACGTAAGAGTAGCTTACGAACACTTAGATAAAGCTTGGGAAGAAAGGAAGGACATTCCAGAATTTAGCACGGAAGCTTTAGCCAAGGCCAAATCAGAATCTGCGCTTATTCTTTCGGAAGTGCCGAAATTTCTTGATGATACTTTTTCCGAATGGGAAGTCGTCGCCGCTGAACATAAACTCTACGAAGCAATAGAAAATCATCCGCACGCTTTTAAGGGATTTATTGACGGCGTCATTAAGGCAAAAGGCAAGCGAGGGGAAACGATATACTGGATCCTAGACTTTAAAACAACTGCTCGTGGGTGGTTTCGCGAAAAACGTAGCGACGATATGGTTAAATCGCAATTGGCGCTTTATAAAAACTATTGGTGCCAAAAACATCCACAAGTTCCGATGAAAGACGTACGATGTGGATTCCTTCTTCTAAAGAAGGCAGCGAAGCCAGGAGAACATTGCGAATTATTCTCCGTATCGCTCGGTGAAGTGCCCATCAAACGCTCTCTTAAGGTTGTTAGTAACATGATAACTTCTGTGAAAAGAGGCGTCGCGTTAAAAAATAGAGATGCTTGCACTTGGTGCGAATATAAAGGTACTGAGCATTGTACCTAAAAAAGATTACAAAACGCAAAAAATAGTTACGATAGACGATAATGAGTAATAAAAAAACAATTTTAGTTTTAAGCGATCACCCACTCTCAACTTCGGGAGTCGGTACTCAGGCAAGATGGCTAATTCATGGATTAATTAACACGGGAAAATATAGTTTTAGGTGTTTCGGTGGAGCCGTAAAACATGATGACTATAGTTTGAGTGTAGTCAATCAAGACTTTATAATCAAACCCACCGACGGATTTGGCGACAGAAATTTATTACGACAAACTTTAGTGCAACTAAAACCTGATGCGTTGATGCTTTTTACAGACCCTCGTTTTTTTATTTGGGTTTGGGAAATGGCGGACGAAATAAAACAAATTTGTCCAATAACTTATTGGCATCTTTGGGACAACTATCCGTGGCCAGATTTTAATAGAGTTCTTTATGAATCTACTGATTTAATCAATTGCATTAATTGGCCCACATATCAGATGGTCAAGGAACGCTTCCCCGAGAAGACAAACTATATTCCACACGCAGTACCAAAAGAAATCTACAAACCGCTTCCTGAAAGTAACGTTTTAACGTTTAAGAAAAAACTGTTAGGAGAAAATAAGGCAGATCATTTTGTCGTAGGTTATGTAAGTCGAAACGCCCGCCGCAAAATGCCTAGTGACATCTTAGTTTCTTGGGAATTGTTTTTGCGTAAACTCGAAGAAAAACATGGTCATCGTAAAGCAACATTAGTAATGCACACCGAACCTTTAGACCCAGAAGGTCCTAATTTATATCATGTTATTGAAACCTTAGGTCTACAAAACGACGTTGTATTTTCTAAGAATCGTACGCCATTCGAAGACATGTCTTTGCTCTATAATTCTTTTGACACGATAGTCAATCGTAGTTGTAACGAAGGCTTCGGGCTGCCGACTCTAGAGTCTATGATGTGTGGTAAGCCGATTATTGCTTTAAAAACAGGTGGTTTAACAAGACAAGTAGAAGACGCCGAAACCGGCGAACAATTTGGAATAGGCTTGGATCCTGAAGTAAAATGTTTAGTCGGTAACCAGATGGTCCCTTACATCTATGAAGATTTTATTTCTCATGAAACTTTGGCGAACGCGTTCATGCGAATGTACGAATTAGGTCCAGAAGGTCGCAAACAATTAGGTTTAAAAGCCATGGAACATGCTCACAAAGATTACGGTCTTGAAAAAATTGTAGAAGATTGGGACAAATCACTATCAACCATAATAGACGCGTGGAAAAATAATAGACCTAAGATGTGGTCTCATCTGGAGATTTGATATGAAAAAAATAGTCATAAGAGGTCCTGCATTAACTCAGTCAGGATATGGCGTGCACTGTAGACAGGTCGCAACGTGGCTTTTGTCGAAACCCGACCTCGACGTCAAATTTCAGATTCTACCATGGGGAGATACTCCTTGGATATTAGATAAAAATGTCCAAGGAGGTTTAATAGACAAGATTGTAAAAAATTCTGTAGAGCTATCTGTGCCTAAAGAGAAACAGTACGATGTTTCTTTTCAATTACAACTACCAAATGAGTGGGATCCTTCTATCGCTAAATTTAACGTTGGTATGACGGCCGGCGTAGAGACTGACGTTTGTAATCCTGCTTGGGTTGATGCTTGTAACAAGATGAATTTGATCATCGTTCCGTCAAAACACGCTGCTAATAGTTTAAAGAATGGTGGAAAAATAGATGTTCCTATCGTCGTAGTTCCCGAGTCTTTTTGTGATGAAATACTTGAAGAAAATTTAGAAAATGATGACAACCACTTTCCTGAATTTTCTACTAACTTTAATTTTTTAGTGTTCGGTCAAATTACGGGTGACAATCCATTTAACGATCGCAAAAATATTATGTTTACGATTAAGTGGCTTTGCGAAGTTTTTAAGGACGATAAAGACGTTGGAGTCGTAATAAAAACCAATATCGGTCGCAACACACCTATCGACCGCCGTCGAACGCATCAGTTGATAAAAATCCTAATTAAGGAATGTAGAAAAGGAGATTTTCCAAAAATACATCTGCTTCACGGAGAAATGTCTAATGCAGAAATTGCTACTCTTTATAAGCACAAACAAATAAAGGCGTTAGTGTCTTTAACTCGCGGCGAAGGATATGGACTACCGATTCTTGAGGCTGCGGCCAGTGGTTTACCAGTTATTGCGACTGGTTGGTCCGGTCACACCGAGTTTCTTAGTCACGGCAAATATATTTCAGTGTCTTATAATCTAAAGCACATACACTCCTCTAGGGTCGACAATAGAATATTCGTACCACAAGCCAAGTGGGCTGAAGTCATAGAAGAAGACTTCAAGAAAAAAATAGTAAAATTTAGGAATAGCCACTCGAAGCCCAAAGATTGGGCGATTGAATTAGCTTCTATTATACAGAAAAAATATTCTTCTGAAGCCGTATTCAAGCTATACGATGAAACCACCAAAGAATTAATATGATTGTTTTAATCGTTGTTTTATCGATGGTTTGTAGCGCTTCTTCTTATGCCCTTTATCATAGCGTAAGAAGAAACTTTGAACTTATCGACTTATTAGAAGAAACTAATGAGCAAATAGAAGTTGCCATAGAGACATTAGATCATTATTACAAGAGAATAGACAAAAAAAGCAAACTAGAATTATTTTCAGACGATCCTACGATTCGTGAATTAGTCGAAGACATGAAACAGGCACGCCGCGCAGTTTTACTAATTTCCGAAAAACTAACAGGAGAAAAAGTCGAAGAAAAATGAAGACACACTCGAGCAAGAAAGCCAATAAAAATGACGAAAAAAGGCAAAGAAGAAAAAGACAAAAAACAAGAAAGAGTAAAAAAAGTTGATCCATTAAAATTATATTTCAACTCAGACACTCAGCGTGCGATTGTAGAATTTCAGGCAGCAATGGATAGAAAAGATAGGGATCGTCTTTATGTCGAAGAGATATTGCCGGCTTTCGAAAAGCTAGTAGAAAATCTCATTAATATTCATAAATTTGCTGGGCTTTATGATTCGTATGACGATCTAAAAAATGATTGTGTCAATTTTTTATTTGAAACTATATGCAAATTTGACGCGTCTAGAGGAACGAACGCATTTTCTTATTTTAACGTTGTCGCTAAAAATTGGCTAATTATAAAAACCAAGCAAAAATCTCAAAAGTCAAAAAAGAATGTTAGTCTCGATGACCCCAGCCTTCTTTCTGCTCACGAAAAAATTATAGTAGAAGAACACAACGCGTTGCCATCTCAGGACTTATTTTTGGAAGGCCTAAAATCTTCAGAGTCTATAGCAACAGTTCTCTATGAAATAAGAGAAAAGGTAAGAACTGAAAATGAATTGATGTGCATTAATTCGATTATAACGATATTCGAAAACATAGAAGAGATAGACCTGTTAAACAAAAATGCTATATTGTTATACATGCGAGAATTGTCAGGATTGAGTCCGAAGCAATTAACGACGACGATGCAGTCTATAAAAAAACACTACAAAAAAATTAAAGTAGAGCAAAGAAACGAGGTCTAATGGAAACTTTACTTGAAGAATCTGAACTTAAATTAGAAAGTAAAGTAAGAGATTTTTCTAGTTTGCTAGACCAAATAGAGGGTTTATCAGATAAAAAGAAAAAATTGTGGAAAGAAATTTACGAAAACGCCATTAGTGATAGACAAAACGCGTATATTCTTTTTGCCAAATTGGTCAGTATAGTAGAAGATAAAAGTACGGAACACGCCGTGCATGGTAGATCGTTAGCCTCTTACATAGAAAAAATGAGCAAGGCGAACGATCAATTAATTAGACTCGCTGAATTAGTTGCTAAAGCAGAAAAAACTAATGATGAAATCGATCCTGAAGAAATGTTTAAGAAAATAAATGGATAATTTATGCCGATAGATCCTCATGATGTATTAACAAAACTTTCCGAAGGTAAATTATCAAAACTAGACGAAAGAATTAAGTCGTACATCGTAGAGCCGCTGCCTACGTTTATGCGAATGATCGTATTGGACGTCATATCAGATCCATCGATTATTGACGATAACAAGATAGATTATTGGAAAAATGTATTAAAAGTTTCTAATTCAAGATTTGCTAAAATTTTACCTAGAAATTCTATCGTCGCACAACCGGCCAGCGTAGGGAAAACTAGAATCACCCCCGTAATGTTCGTGTTTCCATTTTTTCCGTCTCATCTAGCGTTACCTTGTAAACCAGGCGAAATGATCTGGACTATGTTCGAAGATCCGAACGCTAGAATAAAAGAAATAGCCTACTGGTTTTGTAGGATAGCAGAACCTCACACAATTGACGACGTTAATCATACTCACCACGCTGCGCAGTTAAATGACTCCAGCGACGACAACATAAAAAAAGCGATGGAAGAAGGTAAACAAATAACCACGTATGAGTTGAGAAATGGAAAAACGCAAACGACAAAAGATGGCGTAAAATTTACCGCTAAAGACTCTAATACTTTGGAGTCTAAAGACGTAGAGGTGTTTGAAAAATTAATAACTCAAACCGACGCAGCTGCCTTAATGCAATACGAGTCAGTTCCTCGTTTTAGAAAAAGACCTGGCGACGTTGCCATAGAAGGCAGTAATAACACTTTAATAGTTTTGGGAACAGACAGGGCTAACACACTTGCAGACTATGAATTTATCGCGTCGCATCCTTCTAGAGGCATAATTCCTGCTATAGTTCGTGATTTTAGAGGTGCCGCCGGCGCGATAGATCTTGTAGCGGGTCGTGGAATGACGCCCTTTACTGGTGGAAGTTTTACTATCACAAAAAGAATTAATGATGACCAGGAATTAAAAAAAGAAATTATAAAAGATCTCACGACAATATCTCCGACCGAAGGTGATCCCGACTTTGCGCAAGATAGAAGTAGAATTTTAATTTCTCAGCGTACCTCGCCCGATCAAAACTTCGGTTTAAAAGAGTATCTTTTACGACAAACGCCATTACTACCAGTTTCCGATTCGTCTGATGGCGATGCAGCGATAGTTATTAAATCTGATAAAATAAGAATAGTCGCAAGGTCTGATATATCTTTTATAGTGACTAATTACGCCGAAAGCAAATCTAGCGACGGTTCTGACATTAACATAAAAAATAGTGAACTTGATTCTAGCAAGTGGGCTTCAATCACGATAAGAAGAAATGGCGATATCATTTTTTCTCCAAGCGACAAAGGAGTAATTAAATTGGGCGGCGAGGATGCGTCACAAGCAATTTTATGTACCGCATACCTCGCGAACAATAAAGGAGGCATGGTTAATGCTTCGCCTATCGCTACTACAGGAGGAGGATTCATCGGCACCTACGGCGACAACATCGATTCAAAAGCTGCAGAATTAAAACAAACGCCAGATTTAGGTACGTTTTCTACCAAGGTTTTAATTAAATAACATGCCAATAATGGATGATTTGGGATTCATAACTGATGGAAGAGTCAGCATGGATCTTTTTTATCGATACATTGTAGACCTAAAAAGAAAATTAAGAACGGGGAACGGTATATTTCAATCGTCCGAACTTGACGATTTTAAAACTCCTGCCAACGGATATGAAGCAGCACCGCTAGAAAACTATTTAATATTTCCTGATTTTCATAGAATATGGGCACTGCGTTACACTAGAATGTTAGTGCAAATTAATTTGCCGAGTCAATTTAGACTAGTCCCTCAAGGCGTAATGCTATTAGATCCTACTGCGCTAGCTAAAGCTATGGGCTCTAAACAAATCGTCGAAGTAAAATTTCCAGATATATTCGATGAAATACAAGGAATACCTGCTCAGCCAGGTGGTCCTGCTCCACCGACCATAGCAGACGTCATGGCGGGACAATCTGATAAAACTATAAAGTACTTCGAAAAGTATATGTCGACGCTTAATCCCGTGGACCCTGAAGTTATAAAAAATCTTACATCTATAGTTACCGCGCCCCCGGCAGCACCTAACAAAAAATTTCCGAATCCTCAGCTCGCTAGATATGGATATGACGATCAAAGAAATTTTGAAAAAAATTTTTATGAAAGTCAAATAAAAACTCACGAAGCGCTAATGGCTGAAGCGCACGAGCTTTTGCCCGCTGCGTTAAACGAACTAGCATCTGACAGAGGTTGTAATACGGTATTAGAAAAGATATACACGACTGCTAAAAGCTATCAGTCAAAATCTTTACCAACTAGCCAATTTGAAATTGCTGCGCAAGAAATATTGTTGCAACATCAAGTAAGACTGCAGTTCGCTATTTTGTTTGGAATGAACTTAGGTTACGGCGCAATTCTTGACGCGCTTGTAAAAAAACCTGAACGTGATGGTGGCATCGGATTAGTTGATCCTTCTCAAACTGCGCAATCAATCATCGACGCGTATAGACAAACCATAAAAACTAACAACAGCGATTCTACCAGTAATTCTCGAGGAGAAACGTCCAACGACCAAACAACGCAAGGATCTTTAAACAATAATACTACACAATCGTCGTCGGCTACAGCACCTTCTACTGAACAGCAACAACAATCCAGCGGTATTAATAGCGCAACGACCGAAGATACGTCGTATCCGCAAAAAGATCCAGGAATTGACGCGGGCGAAAATGCCTCGACTGCCGCCAATGGTGGAACTGAAACTTCTTCAACCGCTACTCAAAACGCCGAAATTAAGCAAGTAAATGACGAGCACACGAACCAACAAGATCCTCAAAGTCCTCAGGGCTCTTCAGGACAACCTAGCTCAGTAGGTCAAGACGAAGTCGAGCGCGACGAGGATGGAAACCCTATTCCTTATCCAACGCCTCGTGTCGTAGAAGAAGATACGACGCCCGCCGCCCTGCCTTCACACGTAACAGGCATGACCTCATGGACTAATTTAGTCATAGCCGAGAAAAACGAAACCGCAGCAGCCACAGACGAAGCTGACGAAGATGCCCAGACACAAGAAGGCATGAATGCGAGCATAAGATATTCAAAAGTTCGGCAACGCGCAAGGTTCGTGATAGAAGGTTCTTTGGGTCCGAAGCCCCGCGAGAGCGATTACCAAAACTTGGTAAGCAATCCTAATAATCCAACGTTTAAGGGATTTAAAGGTGGCCGCGTCGACCCTCAATGGTTCCCGGGTCCAGCAGGAACGCAGCCTCCTTCGCCAGGAGCAGGATATAACGATGAAAGTGCTATTCGAAGTAATATTAATGCAGCTAATTCTAGCAATAGCGTGCAAGCTATTGCAACGTCGTGCGGAAATTACGCTGGATGGTTGTTGCGCAACGTTATTTTTGACGTCGCCCATCCGTTTTCAAAAGTCAATTTAAGGTTTCCCGTCAACGCAGAGAACGACGCGAGAGCGAAAAGTGCGGGCTTTCCATTTCTTGGTAAAGCTGTAACGCAAGATGCAGACTACCTCGTCGGCGCGCCAGGATTCGCTAATTTAGGTTATTTCGCCGCAGCGTGCGGAGCTTGGAGAAATAGCGACGTGAGTAAAGGTGGCGTTACTAACGAGCAGTGTCAAAAAATGAGTCCCAAGTACGGAGACGTATTTTTGATTAGAGACAATCAAATTATTCGCCACACCGGTGTTTTTGTCGATTGGTTACCCGCTGGTACAGGGACGGGTTTTTGTATAACAGCAGACGCCGGTGTTTCAAATGTTAACATACTTTATAGAGCATGGGCTAATGGCAAAACAGGAGATCAAAAAAATGATCTAAACGCTGCGGCGCAACAGATTATACCTAAAGCCGCAGAAGGAATGTGTTATTTAAAAAGGAATTTAACTTTTGAAATTGGTAAAGGGTGGAGCATACAAGGACAAGTCGATCAAGGCGATGAAGGTAATATGAGAATAATAATGGGATGGATTGATTTAGATTTATTAATCCCGGCTTTGGAAAAATACTTTGGCAATCAATATCCAAAGCCCAGTACCTACTGATTTGTCAAAAATTATTATAATGTTGTCCCAATATAGGCGATTGACAATACATAAAATTGTATATGGCTACTACGATAAATTTTAAGAGCGTCGGCAGTACTGGACAACAATATGTTGCTGACATTCAATATCCTACGTTAACGCCTGTCGGTATAAAAACTCCTCTTAGACTAGGCAGTCGACATGGAATATTAGATATGTACACGAACGTCGCCGATACTGTTCACGACAATCTAAGAAACTTAATTCTAACTAATTGGGGCGAAAGATTGGGTATATATTTTTTTGGAGCCAATTTAAGACCATTAACGACTGATTACTCAACGCAGGAAAATTTTGACTCTGAGGCGGTTATTAGGATAAAGACCGCTGTTACTAGCTGGATGCCGTTCGTCAGTTTGATCGATTATGTGTCAGACATAGAAGATTTTAAAACGGGTTCTTCGGTCGCGCTAATAAAAATAAAGATAACATATTCGATACCCACGTTGGGCGTTAACGACAAACAACTAAACGTAAATTTATTCGTATTATAATAGTGTAGGATAAAAAATGGCGTCAAAAACGATTAAAGAAATCAGACAAAGAAAATACCTGGCCAGAGATTTTGATTCCTTAAGATCCACTCTTTTAGACTACGCCAGACAGTATTATCCAGATAGAATAGAAGATTTTTCAGAAGCATCGGTGGGCGGACTCTTCCTGGATATGGCTGCCTATGTAGGTGACAATTTATCTTTTTATCTTGATCATTTATATGGAGAGCTAAATCCGGAAACGGCGGTAGAAAATGCGTCTGTCGAGCGAGCGCTAAGAAATGCTGGCGTACCAATCACCGGTGCCGCTCCTGCGACCGTCGACGTTACGGTTTATATTGAAGTACCTGTTGCTTCTCTCGGCGACGACGAGCCCGATGTTACTCTTTTACCGACGATCAAAGAAGGTACGGTTTTTATTAGCGACAGCGGAATACCTTTTACGCTGATAGAAGACATACAGTTTTCTATAGATCCAGCAGAAGATGGAATCTATATTCTAAATCAAGAAGCCAAAAAAAGAATCGGTAGACAGAGACCCGACGGTACTATAGTAAGCTATTTTCTTTCTTTAACGGGACTTTGTATTTCCGGTAGAGAAACTAGAGAAATTACAACTTTTGATTCGTTCGTTCCATTCAGGAGATTCTCTCTAAGTCAAACCAACGTAAGTGAAATAGTTAGAGTTTATGATGACTTTGGAAACACATACTACGAAGTCGGTTCTTTAACGCATGACGTAGTCTATAGAAACGTTTTAAATACTTCAGAAGACAGCGACTTAGTAAAAGATGGTTTGAGAATCATTCCTGCGCCATACAGGTTTCTTAAATTAACTGATTTAGCGACGCGTAAAACTACTTTAATTTTTGGTGGCGGATCTGCCAGCACGATAGAAGACGACGTCATACCAGACCCGTCCGAATTCGCTATACGCATGCCTTATTCAAAATACATTGGTAGAACAACCCTAAATCCAGAAAAATTATTGACTACTAACACGCTAGGCGTAGCTGCAGAGAACGCTAATGTAACGGTAGTATATCGCTATGGTGGAGGATTAAGTCATAATATTGCGCCTAATTCCTTAACGTCAGTTTCCACATTAAACATAGTTTTTCCTTTAAATCCGCCGAACAGTCAGGCAGTTAAAGTGAGAAATAGCATAGAAATTTCTAACACAGTTGCTGCGACAGGTGGAGAAGACGCACTGTCTGCCAGGGAATTAGCGACGCTAATACCTTCAATAAAAAACTCTCAAGAAAGAATAGTGACCAAAGAAGACTTGCTTGCTAGAGTCTATACGATGCCCTCAAATCTAGGCAGGGTTTTTAGAGCAGCCATAGCATCGAATCCCAACAATCCGCTAGCCACCCAGCTTTTTATCATATCGAGAGACAACAATCAGAGATTGATCACGTCTCCTGATACGCTAAAGATAAATCTAAGAAAATATTTAAATTCTTATAGAATGATATCGGACGCGATAGACATCTTAGACGCCAGAATCATCAATTTGCAACTAAAGTTTACGGTAATTATAGACCCTACATTAAATAGAACATCAGTTTTATCTACGATTTTAACCAAGCTTCAAAATAAATTTGAAGCTAGAAAAATGTACATAGATCAACCAATAATCATATCGGAAGTAATCAACTTAATCTATACCGTGCAAGGCGTTATTGCAGTAGATTCAATTAACTTTAACAATATTTCGGGTGTCGTAAATAACCTAGTGTATAGTGACGTTACTTACGACGTAAAAAATAATACAAAACGTCAAATGATACTTCCTCCGACAGGTGGAATATTTGAAATACGTTATCCTGCAGACGATATTATCGCGAAGGTGGTGTCATAATGTTTCGTATATTAAAAGCTGATAAAGACACTTACATCACAGACAAATACGTCGATGGGATTAGAGTAAAAAGTGGTAATGTTGGTACGGCTGGAACGCTGGATTTATTTAAACTTTACGGAATTACTGTAGTCAGTAATCAAGCCCAAATCGAGCTGTCCAGGTTGTTGTTACACTTTGATTTGAATCCTTTACGAGATTTAGTAAATAGCGGAAAGATAGACACGACGCATTCGAGTTTTAAATGTCAATTAAGTCTTAAAGACGTATATGGTGGTCAAACGACTCCCAATAATTTTACTGTCGACATCTTTCCTTTGTCGGGTTCTTTTGACGAAGGATCGGGAAAAGACACTGCGTATTATGTCGACAAAGATAGGGCAAATTTTATCTCGGCATCTCGCGAAGCTAGATGGTTCGGCGAAGGTTGTACTCTAGCTTGCTTTTCGACGGGTTCAGGCGACTATATCACTAGTTCTATTGCGATACCAGACACTAGAGTTTCTCAAACTTTTGTAAATGGTGAAGAAGATCTACTTGTAGATGTAACAAAAATAGTTTCAGCGACTTTGAATGGCGACTTACCAGATTCAGGGCTCAGAATAACGTTTAGTGATTCTATCGAGTCGGATACTCATACGTATTTCGTCAAAAGATTTGCAACGAGGCACGCGTATGATGAAACACAAAGACCACAGCTGCTAGTTAAATTCGACGACGCCATATCCGATGATACTTCAAACCTTTATCTAGACGCGCCAATTTCTTCTAGTTTATTTTTTTATAATTACGTCCATGGACAACTAAGAAATTTAACTTCGGCCAGTTTAAACGTGACTGGATCAAACTGTGTACTATTACAATTAAAAACCGAGGCTTCTGGCGTCGGCGCTTACTCTTTGTTCTTTACTGGTTCACAACACCATGTTGGTTCGAATCAAATGATGGGTGTTTATTCTGCTTCGATATCGTTACCGTTCTCTAACGCTAACATCAAGGCAAGTTATGAACAAAGTGGTTCTGTTAAGTTTACTCCCATCTGGAGTTCAATAGACAGGACAGTAGCTTATTTTACGGGCTCTATCGTTACGGCACGATCGCCCGAACGAGTCAATCAACGACTCAATCCAAGAAAATACGTGATTAACGTTTTAGGAATGAGTAACGAATATACCGAAAATGAAGAAGTTACGCTTCGCGTTAACGTGTTTGACGAAAATAGCCCAATAATAATCGCTAAAAGATTACCCGTAGAAATTCCTGGTATCGTTCTCAGAAATTCTTACTACGCTATTAGAAACTCTGTGACGAACGAATATGTTGTTCCATTCGATTCAATATCTAATTCTACTAAACTAAGTAGCGACGCTAGTGGAATGTATTTTAACTTTAATACTTCGGCGCTAACTCCTTTTAGGACGTATGTAGTCGATGTAATGATAATCGTAGATGGTCAACAACAAAAATACCTGAATGCTTCTCCTACGTTTAAGGTTACTAAACTTTAATCATGATAAAAAAGAAAAATTACATACAAGCGCCTTCGTTTATTAAAGCTGCGTTAACTGAAACGCGACCCATTCAATTAACGTTTAGAGACTTGATAGAAACCAATATTGAAAGCACTTCTTCTTTTTATTATGATCCTCTAAACTATCCTTTAAAAAATACCCAACAGTTAAATATAAACTGGTCGAAATTCGAAGAACACACATTTTTCCAATCAGCAGAAGTAAAAACGAATATAGCCTTTGATCAAATTATCAATGGTTATCCTTTTGATGGTACTCGAATTGAAGTTGAAAGATTTTTTGAAAGATTAACTGGATTCGAACGTTGGATCTTTGATCAATTTCCTAAATTCGCAGGTCAACTACATTTTTCTGGAACGCAAGTGGGCGAGGACCCTTCTAACGGATTTTCGGAAAATTTAGGCGTAAGAATAGAAGTAAAAGATTCAGAGGGAGGATTATTCCCCGAACTTTCTAAAAAAAATTCGGGAGATGCTTTATTAAATCCTCCTCATAACAAATCTTTCACTGCCGAAACGCACATATTCGTTCCCGATCAAGTCAATGATAGCCAAATAGTTTTCCAAAAGTTATCTTCCGATAAGTTACAAGGATTTACTTTTTACCTTCATCCCTCGCTAACGTCATACGCAACTGGAACATTGAGTATAATTTCGGGTAGCGTTGAAAATTTCGTTGACTGTATTTTTCCGAAAGGTAAATTCAATCATATTTGCGTCTCTTTTAACAGAGAGACTGGCAATAATTATCTGCAATCTTTCGTAGACGAAAGATTACAACAAGAAAGCAAAAAGCAAAAAGTCATTGGCGCCCTGGACGTTTCATCTACGTTTTATATTGGTTCAGGTTCTTCTTTTTATTCTAATGGCGCTTACGTAACTCCACAACAAACCTTTAGCGGTACTTTAGATGAATTTAGAATATTTCACTCATACAGAACGATAAAGCAACAGAGGGCATATGCCACTAAAGGCATATATTCTACAGACTCTTTAAAACTATATTTCAGGTTTAATGAGCCGTCTTCTTCTCTATCTTCAGACCCGTCCGACGCGGTTAATTCGATAGCGCTCGACAGCTCTGGTAATTCTTTGCACGGGTTAATTTACAATTTTAATACGTCATTAAGACGATCCGCGTCAGAAGACGCCTATAGTCTTATGAAAGACGAGAGACCAGAATTTAAGACGATATTATTTCCTTACAATCCAGACGTAATAAATCTTAATACGAAGTTATTGGCTTCGGCTAGTACATACGATAACTTTAACCCTAATTTAATTACTAAATTAATACCAAGACACTATCTACGCCAAGGCGCAGATTACGAATCCATAAAAAAAACCGAAATAGAAGGAACTATAGGAAATTCATATGGCGGCGAAGGCATGCCGGGTCAAGGAAAATTAGGTTCTACGCAAATTATATTAACATTCCTCTACATATGGGCAAAATTTTTCGATGACATCAAAATGTTCGTCGATTCATTCGGTACATTACACACCATAGATTACGAAACTCACAACTCAGTACCCGATAATTTTTTAACAGATCTGGCGAATTCATACGGTTTGTATCTACCTCCATTTTTTAATGACTCTAGCATATTACAGTATGTCGACGGAGAAGACATCGGTGAGCAAGGGCTTTCGACTTATACGCTCAAACAAATACAGTCCATGATATTGCGTCGAGTGCTCGTTAATATACCCGATGTATTACGTTCCAAAGGTACCCAACACAGCATTAAGTCTTATTTAAGATCAGTAGGTATAGATCCCGATAATACCCTAAGAATAAGGGAATTCGGTGGGCCTTCTCTAAATCAATTAGGAGCCAGTAGAGAAACAAGAACAGAGTATTCGGCCGTCGTAGATTTTCATACGACTTCTATAGTATCGACGTCATTTTTATCAGCTTCAAGAGTTGAGCCGGGTTATCCAGAAATAATGGGGTCTTTCGTAGAGGGCGTATCTTCTAACCCAAATGATGGTTTATTAACATCGGGTTCATGGACGTATGAAGCTTGTTATAAGTACGTTCAAAAAAACCTGGACCGTGGCGCGTCGAATAAAAAACAATCTTTAGTTAGATTCGAAGTAACAGGTTCTTCTTCGGCAGTACAACCAGGCGTAGTTTTAAATTTATTCGCCACTAGCTCTTTATTAGCCTATATACGACCTGGCGACAGTAGCACCTCGCCACTTCTTTCTCTAAATTTACCCGTAGATATCTTTAACGGAGAAAGATGGAACGTGTCCGTCGGTTGTTTTCGCAATGATTCTATAGAAAGTGTAACGTCGTCTTCTTACTTTTTAAGAGCCGCGGTGCAAAATAACGGTGATATCACGAAAATATATACGACTTCTTCTTTTTTCAATGAAACGCCGACAGGAGGAAATAACGTATTTAGAACATTAAGCGCCTTAACTAACGCTTCGGGCTCTAGGATAGTAATAGGAAGAAACGACAACATTCCCGAGGGCGTAATGGGGTATCTTTTCTTAAATAATACTATTGATTCTCCTGACGATGCAAGAGAAACTTCCTTCGTAGGACAGATAAGTAACGTTAGATTTTGGTCGAAGGGCTTATCAGAAACAGAGTGGAGAGAACATGTCAGGAACCCTAAGTCGCTCGGCGTCATGGACGCTTTAACGAATTATAATTACGTAACCAATAAAACAGGTTCTTTTGAAAAACTAAGATTAAGCACGCTAGAGAAACAAACGGCTCGTACAGCAAGTTTATCTGGTGATATCATCTTTAATGACTTTAGTGAAAACGAAATAAGCGTTGTCGGCAATAAATTTCCAGCGCAACAAAATATTTTCGTTAATGATATTTTTGGCTACAGTTATTTGTCTCCCTATTTCGATGAATATTCTACTAGCGAAAAAATTAGAATAAGAAGCTTTAAGGATTCTGAAAACTTAAATGATTCTACATATGCTTCCGTAGGTCCATTGTACGAATTGCCTCCTGGAGAAACTCCTCTCGATGATGTTAGACTATCAATAGAGTTTTCCTTATTAGACGCGTTAAACAAAGATATTGTCAATATGTTCGCGACGTTCGACACCTTGTCAGCAGCGATTGGTTCGCCCGAACTGATGTATTCACCAGATTATCCAGACCTAGAAAAATTAAGAAACATATATTTTAATCGCGTAAAAGAAAAAATAAGTTTTAGAAATTTCTTCGAATTTTACAGATGGTTTGATCAGTCGATGAGCAACTTTATAGAGCAGCTGGTTCCTCGTAAGACAAGATTTAAAGGCATAAATTTCGTTGTAGAATCTCACATGCTAGAAAGGCACAAATTAGAATATCAGTCTAGCGAAATTTATCTAGGCGACTCGACGCGAGGAAGAATAAAAGACAACCTGTTGGTCCAACAGGTCGTAGGAAAAATAAGTAGATTTTAAACGAGTAAAACAATGTCAGTATTTATTAAGAATTTTTATTCCTCGATCCAGCAATATAGTAAACTGGAAGAACGAGCTTTTGACGAAGGTCCGAGAATATATGATACATCTATTGGCATTAACTCTTCATCGATAGCAACGAACGAAATAGATCAATACCGCCAAGGCGTCGAAATTACGCAAGAAACTTACACACTAGGCATGGTTAAAATTTCGGCTGGCACACCGGGTCACTTTGTCAAACCCGTGTGTTACGGTATCAACGACTTAGATATCATCTCTACTGGTTCATTTATCGAAATAGAAAATTTTAATCCTGTCGCTTATTTGTATCTACAGCAACCGGGACTAGAACTTAAACGAGCGATCACTTTCCCTATAATCACCGCAGACAGTAATCAAGCTGAAAATTATAACCTTAACGGTATCATCGAACCGCTTTCCATTAGACCAGTTATTTCTTTTTTCTCTATAGAATTTCCATTTGAATCGCACGCTTTTCGTGGAAGTATGATGGCCGGAAATTTAGATCCCTGGAAATTTTCTAGCGATAGAATTTTAACAGTAGATTACGTTCCCAAAAAATTGATACCGATTAAAACCTTAACTTCTGGCACGATCGAAACTCGTGGATTTATAAACGAAGAATTTTATTTAGACGCGTTTGAAGTTATTAGGTCGGGTTCTTCGGTAGCGCAACAAAGTGTCGGTTATGTTAGCGATCGCGTCAATGATTTTGAT